CCATAGCGCGGTTCGTCTTCACATATTCGTTCTCATACCGACCGAGTTCCTTCTCCATGACGGCAATGGGGTACACGCGACCGTTGCGATTCTTTGCTTCAGCCTGCATGAACACGCCTTCAATGAAGTAGTGCTTCTGACCGTTCTTCTCTTCGGTCAGAATGTTGATGTCCTGTACGGTTTCGGTAATGAGTTTCATTAGTCCTTGCCCGCCTTCTTGTTGTGCAGTTTCCAAGCGGTGGCGTACATGACGCTCTTGCCGCGCTTACCGTACTGCTTGGCGAACGAAGCCTTCGTCTTCTTGGAGCCTGTCATCTTCTCCATGTCGGGAGGAGACACTTCATCCAACTGCTCGGTGGCTTCCTTCATTGCACCAGCGGGAACGCCCTTACCCAGTCTAACCTTGTAGCCTGCCTTCTTGGTGGCAGCAGCAGCCGCCTTCATCTTGTCCTTGCTTGCACCAGCGTGAACGCCAGTGTCGGGAGCGGTCTTGGCTTCATTGAACACGGCGTTAGCCACAGCAAAACGAGCCTCGTCAAGAGCCAGTGATGCCTTGGCGTACAGAGACTTGAAGATCAGTTCCTTGGCTTCAGCAAAACTCTTGTTGACGAGTGCCTTTGCAATCTTTTTGTGGGTATCCATATGTTCTCCTTTTACAGACACGATTATTTAGTTTTCATCTGCGTTTGACTGGGATTGTTCTTCGGATTCCGTTTCCGCTCCACGAAGCAGTTCATTTGAAATATGCTGTTTTTCTGCTTCAATTCGTTGAGCAACCTTGTCCATGAGGGCGGCGGTTACGGCTGACTTGAATTCTTCATATGACTGTAGCATGATATACCTCTCAATCGTTCAGGTCTTCCTCGTCCGCAGGGACGATTTCACCAATTGTTACTCGTGGCTGTTCACCACCCCCACTGCTGGCGGGAGCAGGAGCAGGCTGTGGCTCGCCTGGCATGGGTTGACCCATGCCCATGTCCTGACCAGGCGGCATAAGGATGCCAGCCTTTTCCTCGGCAGCAATCTGCTTGTCAATCTGCTCTACATCGTCCTCGGTCTGACGCAGAATCTTCTTGCGTACCCACTCACGGGAGTAGTACTTGCCAACAAAATCTTCGGAATCCCGAGCGGTCTGCAAACGATCCTTGAGAATTTCGCTTTCCTTGAGTTCAGTGAAGTGGGAGTCTTTTGCAAACTGAAACGCAAGTTGGGACACCATTTCATCCCAGTCGCTCTCCTTGATTATGCCCTTCAGCGTCAACTGAACACGCAGCAGTTCAAGGAACAGTTCAGAGAACTTCATGCGTAGCCGTTCAATAAACTTGAAGAACTTTACTTCATCGCGTGAAATTTCCGAAGCCTTACCGAGATTGAACCCCGTGGTTTCCTCAAGCCGCGAAGACGGAACATTAAGCGACTGAAACAGTTTCTTCTGAAAATACTTCACATCATCCATCTCGGACAGGTTCTGTCCTGCCTCAAGCGTCTGAATCTCCGTGCCGCGACCGCCTTCGCGCCGTGGCATCCAGAAGTCTTCAAGCATGGACAGGTGCTTGCGCGAATCCTGCACTTCACCCGTGTTTGGATCGTACATCAACTTGTTGCGATACCTCTGCATCAAGCCGCGCACATATTCCTCTGCCTTCTGCTTCGGTAGGTTTCCCACATCCACATAGAACACGCGCCGCTCGGGGGCGCGGGTGATGCGATAGATCACCACCGCGTCCTCAATCATGCGGAGTTGGTTTAATGCCTTGATAGCCTTGTGCAGATAGCCAATGATCTTTTTGTGGTAGCCGTCAAACAGTCCGCTGTGGACAAAGCATATGGCATCAGGCTGAATCTTCAACCCCTCCATAGACAGAGCAGTGGAGTTTGGCTCGCTCTCGTTGTACACATAGAACTCTTCAACAGAGGTGACAACCTTCACTCCCCGTGCTTCGTTTTTGTCCAGTGGCTTCTTATTGATTTTGCGAACCTTACGAATCTTCGTAGGATCAATGGGACGCAACTCCTTGATGCCCTTTTTCTTGTTGCCTTCATCAATAATGATGTGGTAATACAGGCGACTGTCAATGTACCACTTGCGAAAGATTTCGTAGCCACGCCGAGAGAAATTCAGCAGATTCAGCACCTCCTGAAACTCTGCTTCCACCTTGTCCTTGATGGTTTTTGGTTGTTCAAGGCTAGTAGTGTCTATCTTTACCGTTGACAGCGTTTCATTGTATACGATGGCTTCATTGCAGATATCCGCGATGGCTGATTCCACTTCAGGGTGGAGAGCCATGTCGCGGTATTTGCGAATGAGTTCCATGTCTGACTTGATCGTGCCGTCAAAGTCAACGACTGCTCCGAAATACCCGCCAACCTCAATGGGTATTGAGCCGTCATCGTAATCAGGCGGCACAAAGGAAAGAGACTTCTTGGATTCCTCCGAAGAAGTCCCGTCCTTGCTAATGGTAAAGCCAAACAGTTTGATAGCCATAAATAAAGAATCCTGTCAAAATAGACTTTAGAAGCCCTGACCGAGATTGATTCCTGCGCCCTGCAACAAAGACTGTATATTTCCCTGTCCAGAACCTGTTGCAGGAACCGCCGCACCAGCAGCAGCCTCCCACCAAGAGTAGTTGATCGTAACCGTGAATTCAGCAATTTGATCGTTGTTCTCGTATGAAAGATCAATTGGACTGATTTCACTGGGGAAACAACCGACAAAGTTGTATGTACGAAGTGCGTCTCCCGTTCTCAGCAATTGTGTAACGGACCAAGTGGGCATGAATTGCATGAAGTTGTTTGGAGCAATATTGCTGACATGAGAATTGAATCTGGCACTCCAGAATTCAAAAGCAGAACGCAAACTCATGTTCGCGTCAGACATAACAGTAATTGACCAGTCTTGAAAAGTGCGATCACCAGGCAACTTGATGCGGCGACCACGATACGGAACTTCAATTACTCCGAGAGACGAGTTGGGAATCTGTGCTGCCTTGCACAAAAACGAAATGGCTCGGTTATTGTTGTATCCTGGAATATTTCCAGTCACCATGAACAAGTTGGTGCGAACACCACCACCGGCAAACGAGTTTACGAATCCCGAGATGTTGTTTGTTGGATCTACTGGCATGGATTACTCCTTGTTCCTATTTAGGCGATTAACCGCCCACTTCGCTGAAATTTACGCCGGTCTTCGTTGCCACGAAATTCAGCGAGATAAAGTTAACGCTTCTGGTGGGTTTGATGAATATATCTGCCACAAATTCGTTGCGGTCAATCACTTCACCAGTATTATTTGTTTCATCACACACTACCTTGAAGTCTGTGATGCCTCTTCTTTCCTGTATGGTCTTCAGGAAAGGCACCACCAAACTGCGGAATTGTGCGCGGGTAAACGCATCGTTCTGCTCGAACAAGAAGAACTTCGAAGCGGTGGCAATCGCCTTCTCAAGCACGATGAACAGGCGACGAACATTGATACGGTCGAATGCCGATGGACGAGTCTGCGCGGTCTTGTCACCGAACAGAATCACGCCTTCGCCTGGGAAAGACACGACAGGGTTTACCTGACGAGTGTACAGTTCATCGCGGTGTGCTTCTTGCGTTGGGTTATACGCCAACCGCACCACATTCTTGATCTGACCACGATTGAAGCCTGCGGGTGAGAACCACGCCTCGTTCGTGAACTCAGTACGAGCAACAAGTCCCGCAATATCTGGATTGAGAGGCATTGCACGTATAACATTATTGTAAGTATCTAGTTGGTACTTCCACCCGCTGTCAATTACCGCATATGAAGTATTGATATTGAGTGTGTTGTCTCTGTATCCCTTTATGTTGACCAATGCTTGTTGCGGTGTTTTAAACTCCACATCGGTTTGACGAGGAGACACGAAAGCAATGCAGTCCAAACGCTTTTCGCACACATTTTGCACCACCAATTGTGCCAGTGTATTTGAAGCATTTCCCATAGGCAACAGAGAAACATCAACTGTGTCTGCATCTGCAAAGTATTTCCAGCCGTCGTTAAATCTTTCCGAATCTGTTGGTGCAGCAAGAGCACCACCAGCAAGAGCAATTGAATTTACTTGAGATCCAACAGCACTAGTAGTAGACAGCGGAGGACCGATTAGAGTCCAGTCTGTTTTTGTGGATATTCCGCCAGTGTTGTCATTTACATCCGCTGCAATTGCCCAAATATACCGAGACTGCTCGTTGATCACAGTCTTATAGTAGTTTGCACTGCCGTCGCTCTTTCTAGCATCTGATGCACGCGAAAGCCCTTCGAACTTTTCCAACAAGGTGTTTGCAGTTCCAGTCCATGTTCCGTCTTCATCGTAAACCAGAATGTTTATGAGATCGCCTGTGCCTCCACGATCAGCAGCGTAAGCAGTAGTGCTAGACTGAATAGAAACCGTACTTGCGTATACACTCTTGTGTGTAAAACTCGCACCCGCTGACTGATTTGCAGAAAGGGGAGCAGAAAGGGTAAGTCTCCATGCTGCGGTAATTCCGCTTGCTCCACTGAAAGCAGTGGAAGCCTGATTCCAACCACTGGTGACTCCAAAGAAATCACCGTTGACTGGCGTTACTGTTGTCCAAGAAATGCTAGCAAAAGCAGCGGTGCTACCGCCATTAATCTTTGCCAATCCGCTTACAGAAACATTTGTTCCGTCTGTAAACTCAATGGTGTCGCCAACCGCAAAATACTTGCGATCTGTGCTGCTTCCTGCATAAACATACAAGAAACTGTCACCCAGTGAAGCCGCGTATCCGAGCGATGCCCCCGTGGTTCCTGGACCACTGGTAACAACCACCTTCAAAGCATTTCCGAGAGTTCCACGATACTTTGCTGCAAACAAGACCTTTTGTGCCGCAGCAGTATTAATGTTTGACGCTCCAGAGCCGCCCGCATTCACTGCTGCGTAAAACTCGTTTTCGTTATTAATGGTAAGAGTCTGGAAAGTATCGGGGTTGGCTGCTGTAGTTGCTCCTACTGCAACAGTACCACCAGCAACAACCGCGTAGGAATTGAATGAAGCAGTTCCAACAACACGCACAGTCTGGCAGTTGTTTCCGTAATCCAAGAAATTTCCTGCGGTGAAAAAATCCACATAGTTGGAGTCATCTGGCTTTCCAAAAGTATTTACCAGTTCTGTCTGATTGGTAATTGGGACAATAGTCTTGGTCGGTCCCCACTGGAAATATCCAGCAAATCCACCGGGAGTGGTGGCAACTGCTGGAATGATTGTGGTCAAGTCTATTTCTTTAACGCTTACGCCGGGGCTTACTCTGAATGCCATTTGTGTTCTCCTTCGTGAAGAAGTCAATACTCTGCGACTGTGCTTCTCATGGTATGTATTATTTTGAAAGGCTCACGAAACGGTCAGAAACTCCACCCCATATCTAGGTTTTCGCCTCCCGTCATCTTCCAAGACGTACCACGACCGTCCACAAAGCCTGTTTCCGTGCTTCCGTCATTCACAAATCCGAAAGGTGTCATCTCTTCTTCCAAATTCTTCATTTGCTCCTCGTACAGGTCTTTGCGGATGTCGCTGCCTGTGATGGATTTGAAATATGCCTGTGTGGTAAGCCACGAAAACAGCACCAGAGTCATTACCAGATCGTCATGGTGGGTTTCTTCTGCCTCAAACGAGTCACCCTTGGCTACAAACGAGCAGAACTCGTCCACCGTGTTGAAGTCTTCCACGATGAGTTTGGTGTCTTCTATGAGGCTCTTCAGGATAGAGCAGCCGATGCGCTTCACCGCAGTAGAGGTCTTTACGCCCTTCATGGCTCCACCCTTGCCTCCGAATCCGCCGTTCACTATCTGTCCTTTGCGTCCTTGTGTGGACACATAGATGATGTTGTCATATTCCAGTTCATCGTGCAGAATGTCCGCTACCTGACCTCCGATGTCGTTTACCTCCACCAAACAGTACGCATTGTTGTACTGTCGGCATATGGGGTAGATGGCATTGGGATACAACATGGGCGGCATCTCGTTATTTCTGAATGTAGCCACCACCCGATACGGTATGCAGGTCACATCCACCACCGAGAATGCGTGGTAGTCCAATCCCTGTCCACGGGCTGTGTCAACCACAATCACATATTTGTGGTCAGGGACGGGCTTCTGATACACCCGCAGCCCCTCACCATTCCAATATTCAGGAGTGCGATACACCATGCACTTGAGTTTTTCAGGATGCACAAGGGTGTGCATGGAGCCAAGAAACTCGCATTCAAACTCCGTCCTGAACTGCTCTTCGGAGGTGTTCGCAATCGTCTGTGCCTTCCACTTCTCATCACGACCGGGCACATCGCTCCAATGCACCTCCAGCGGCACATACTCGTTCTTGCCCTCTTCGCCTGGCTTCTTGTTCGCATTCACCCAAAAGCGGTAGAACATATTCAAGCCTTTCGGCGTTGAAATGATCGTGACCTTCGTGCTTTGACCGCTGGTAATGGTGGGATACACGGACGAGAAAAACTCTTCCGCGACATTCTGCGGCACATACGCAAACTCGTCAAGGAAGATGTAGTTGAACGATCCACCACGCACCGCAGACGATGATGTGGCTGATGCAAGAATCTTGGAGC